GTAGTTCCACCAACACTAATACTACCATCAAAATAAGCAACTGTATCTGTAGTACTTCCAGTACTTACATATAACTTATAAGAAGCATTTGGATCAGTTCCTATACCTACATTCTTAGTTGTACTAACACCAACACTACTTGATGCCCAAGTACCCGCAGCACCTGCTGAACCACCTTCAGAAGGAACAAATAACTCTGAACTAGTATCCCATGCTAAAACCCAATTATTTGTTTGGATACCTGCTCCAACATCAACATCCTGCATACGAGCAAGAAATACTTCACCACCTCCACCTATTGTAGATAGTTGTTGCTGAACTCTATTAATGAATAATCTATAATGTTCTGCTAATTTCTCATGAGTTACATAAGTCTGATCTAATGGAGTTAATGGATCTGAATTATCTACATTAGGAGGAATATTTAAAAGACCTTCTGTAAGTTGTTGTTTTTCGTCATTAAATTGATCTAAAACTTCTTCTAATCTATCAATTTTATTCCTTAAATTATCACTTCTTTCTTCTAAATCATCAACTCTTAATTTCTCTAC